CAAATAATTAATTAATAACCGTTATATATATAATATGAAATCAACTGAAATGTTAAATCAAATTAAAACGCTTTTAAACATCGAGGTAAAACTTGAGGAAATGAAGCTAGAAAATGGCACTATTGTAAGTGCTGAATCCTTTGAAAAGGGAAAAGAACTGTTTATCGTTACAGACGATGAGAAAGTAGCAATGCCAGTAGGAGAGTATTTACTCGAAGATGGTAGATTAATAGTCGTAGCTGAAGAGGGGTTAATTGATGATGTAAGAGAGGTATCTGACGAAGTACCTGAAAAGGAATCTGAAGAGGGTAAAGAGATTACATCTGATTTAAAAGAAGATGACAACTATGAAGAGGATAAAAAAGAAGAGGATATGGCAGATGTAGCTGACTGGGAAGGAATGGAAAAAAGAATCCAAAACCTAGAAGATGCTATAGCTGATTTAAAAGGAGATAAGGAAAACAAAATGGAAGAGCAGGAAGAGGAAAAGGAAGTGGAAATGGAAGAGGAAGTTTCAAGACAGCCAAAATCACGCACTATAAAAGAAGAGTTTTCTGATGCAGCTGCTAAGCCTATCAAACATAATCCTGAAGCAGTAAACAAAACAAAAAAAGTAGAATTTGCAAAAGGCAAGTTTAACACGACCCTAGATAGAGTATTAAATAAACTAAATAAATAAAATAAAATGAATAATCTAAACAACGTAAAATTAGCGACTGCGGTAAATATCACGACAACGTATGCCGGTCAATTTGCCGGAGAATACATAGCAGCAGCATTATTGAGTGCATCTACTATTGACGATGGAGGTTTAACAGTAAAAGCGAATATCGCTTACAAAGAAGTAATTAAGAAATTAGCTACTGGAAATCTAGTATCTCCAGCATCATGTGATTTCACACCTAACTCATCAGTAACACTTACTGAGAGAATTATCCAGCCAGTTGAATTACAGGTTAACTTACAATTATGTAAGTATGATTTCGTAAACGATTGGGAAAGCCAGTCAATGGGCTTTGGTTTAGGTCAGTCTTTACCTCCTAAATTCTCTGACTTTATGATTGCTCACGTAGCAGCTGAAGTAGCACAAAACACAGAGATTAACATTTGGCAGGGAGATACAGCAGGAGCAGCAGGAGTTAATTCTTTTGATGGTTTCCAAAAACTTATCGCAGCATCAGCGGCAGCAGGAGATATTCCAGCAGGTCAGCAGGTAGCACTAGTAGNTGGTGGNTTAGATGCAGGAAATATTATCGCAGAGTTAGGTAAAGTAGTAGATGCTATACCGGGAGCTTTATATGGTAAAGAAGATTTGTTCATATATATCGGAAGCGCAGCAGCTAAATTCTATGTGCAGGCCCTTGGAGGTTTTGCAGCAGCAGGTTTAGGAGCAAATGGTGTTTCTAATATGGGTACGCAATGGTGGAATAACGGTTCACTTACTGTGAATGGTGTTAAAATCTTTGTATGTCCGGGAATGAGCCCTAACAAAATGTATGCAGCTCAGCGTTCAAACTTATACTTTGGAACTGGTATCTTAAATGACACAAACCAAGTTAAAGTGCTGGATATGAGCGACTTAGATGCGAGCAATAATGTTCGTATGGTAATGAGATTTACTTCAGCTGTACAGTTCGGAATCGCATCTGACTTAGTTGAGTACGCTTAAAATTAATTAATCAACTTAAAGGGTATTAGGTGTAAAAGCCTGATACTCTGGCAGTTACAAAATATATAAAAAATGGCATGTACATTAACAACTGGGAGAAAAATTCCATGTAAATCGGCTTTTGGAGGAATTAAAACTGTGTATTTTGCAGACTTTGGTTCTTTAACTGCTATATCAGTTGACGCAACTAGTAGAGAGGCAACTGTAACAGGTAGCCCTACATGGTACGAATATGATGTAAAAGGAAATTCTAGCTTAGAAACTACTGTAACAAGTAGCAGAGAAAACGGAACTACTTTTTACACACAAACTTTAAATTTAACATTAACATTTTTAGATGCTCAAACACAATTTGAGTTACAAACTTTAGCAGTAGCTAGACCTTACATAGTTGTAGAGGACTATTACGGAAACAGCTTCTTATGCGGTTATGAAAATGGAATGGAGTGCACAGGAGGCACAGTAGTAACTGGAGCAGCAGCTGGAGACCTTTCAGGCTTCACTTTAACATTCGAAGGATTAGAAGAGTACGCACCGTATTTCTTAGCATCCGCTGTAACAGGAGATTCTACACAAATTGACCCAACGCCAGTAGGTGTTCCGGTAATACCATAATTTTGGTTTTTAGTTAGAAAAATGAGCACTCTTTTATAGGGTGCTTTTTTTTTGAGTGGACACTTCTACAAATAAGCTATTAATTTACGTTATATAAGTGTATGATAATTTTAACCACATCAGCATCAGCACAAACGCTTTCAGTTATTCCTAGAGAATACTCGGCTTCATTTAGTATGGATATTAGAGATGACAGCACTAATATTGTAAAGCAATACGATATAACCTCGGCTACACTTTCAGGTAATTATTTAACATTTGACAATGTTTTTAATCCAATTTTAGTTGAAAATCATTTCTTTGATTTAAGGCTTTACATAGATTATAACTTTTGGAATACAAATTATAGTCTTTGGAATTTTTATGAGGTTAAATGGAATGAGGATGAAGGTCAAATGGTCGATATTTATAACGATAAGATATTTTGTACAGACCAAGATGTAGACCAGCTTAACCAAAACGATTACTATAAACTAAATAAAGGCCAATACACACACTATAATGGTTTTAATAACACTTATACAGTAAGATGAAAAAAACAAGATTAAGAGATGAGAAAGGGCAATTTAAAAAGGCCTCAAATATATCGCAGTTTGGCTTTGTTAATTTAAGTACATATACAAGTCCTGAAATAAAAGAGGTCAACGGTAAAGACTGGATAGAATATGGCGCAGATAATAATTACTTTCAGTACCTGATAGATAGGTATAATGGAAGCCCAACCAACAATGCTGCCATCAATGGAATATCGCAGGCCATTTATGGTAAAGGAATAAATGCTACAGATGCAAGGCGTAAACCAAACGAATACGCACAAATGATTTCTTTATTTAAAAAGGATGTAGTCAGAAAGCTTTGTTATGACCTTAAATTAATGGGTCAATGCGCTGTGCAAGGTTATTTATTCTAAAGACAGAAAAAAAATAGCTCAAGTAGAACACATGCCTATAGAAACTTTAAGAGCTGAAAAGTGTAATGACGATGGAGATGTGCCAGCTTACTACTATTTTAAAGACTGGGCCAATATAACTCGTAGTGATGTACCTTTAAGAATACCTGCTTACGGTCTTTCTAAAGAAAATATAGAGATATTATACATAAAACCTTATAAATCAGGCTTTTACTATTATAGCCCTGTAGATTACCAAGGTGGTTTACAATACGCAGAGTTAGAAGAGGAAGTATCAAACTACCATCTTAATAACATACTTAATGGCCTGAGTCCCAGCATGTTAATCAATTTTAATAATGGTACACCAAATCAGGAAGAGCGTAAATTAATAGAAAATAAGATAGCAGCTAAATTTTCCGGGTCTAGTAATGCTGGTAAATTTATACTGAGTTTTAATGATAACAAAGAAGCACAGGCAGAGATAACTCCAGTACAGTTAAGTGATGCTCATAACCAATATCAGTTTCTTAGTGAAGAGTCTACTAAAAAGATAATGGTAGCGCACCGTATTGTAAGCCCTATGCTATTAGGTATTAAGGACCAAAGCGGTTTAGGTAACAATGCAGACGAAATAAAGACAGCATCTCTATTAATGGATAACACAGTTATAAGGCCTTTTCAGGAGCTTTTAATAGATTCCTTTGATAAACTACTGTCTTATAATGATATAAGCTTAAACCTATACTTTACGACCTTACAGCCATTAGAATTTACGGAAGTAGATAGCTCAATACAAGACAAAGAAACTATAGAAGAGGAGACAGGAGTTGAAATGGAGTCTAAATTATCTAAAATAGAATTAAAGACTATTGATGGTAAAGAAGCTTTTGAAACAAAAGAAGAGGCTATAAAAGTTGCAGAGGATAAAGGCTGTGCAGGTTATCACGAGCATGAAGTCGAAGGCGTTGTATATTACATGCCCTGTGAAAATCACGAAGAGCTTAAAGCACCCTGCTGGGATGGCTACGAGCAATACGGTACAAAGATAAAAGATGGAAAAGAAGTGCCAAACTGTATAGAACTTTCAAACGTAGATAGACTCTGCTGCTCATCAGATGAGGATTCTAACGATGAGGAAGTGGCCGAAAAACTTATAGCTTTAGGCGAAGATATTGACGAGAATAAGTGGGAGGCAATATATGACCAAGCTGTAGACTATGAAAAGGATGACAAGATAGATGCTGTAATACATGAATTAAACGCACAAAGCGAAGAGAAACTATCTCTGCTAGGTAAAATGTGGAAATTTGTAGTAAGTACAGGTAGCGCATTTCCAAATTCTAAATCAGCTCAGGATAAAAAGATAGGAGACAACTATTTTAGAGTTAGATATTATTATAGTCCTAGAAGTGTAGGCTCAAATGCAAGAAAATTTTGTAGAGCTATGAAACAGGCCAATAAGCTTTATCGTAAAAAAGATATAATTGCTATGGGTACGCAAAAAGTAAACCCGGGCTGGGGCCCTGAAGGTGCTGACAATTACAGTATTTGGCTTTACAAGGGCGGAGGTAACTGTCATCATTCGTGGAGGCGTGTAACCTATAAAAGTAAATCTGCAAAGATTAACACTAAAGATGCTCAGGATATTATAGGCACTAGACAGGCAGCTATACTAGGTTATAAGGTTACAAACCCATACCAAGTATCTATACAACCGAGAAATTTACCAAACAAGGGCTTTTTGCCCGGAAACCCTCAAGGCGAATAAATTATGGCAACAGTATTATTTATAAATAGAACCGATTTAGTTAGAAATTCGATAATTGATGGAAATGTCGATACAGACAAATACATCCAATTTATCAAACTGGCTCAGGAAATACATATACAGAACTATTTAGGGACTAAAATGTATAACGCTCTTACAGATGCAATAGTAGCAGGTATAGATTTACCTGCAAATGCTAGATGGAAAACTTTACTAGACGAGTATGTAGTCCCTATGCAAATATGGTTTAGTCAGGTCGATTACATTCCTTTTGCTAGTTATCAAATACGTAACGGAGGCATGTTTAAGCACCGTAGCGAGAACGCAGAGACTGTTTCTAAGGAAGAGGTAGACTATTTAGTTGAAAAGGCTAGAACTAACGCTGAATGGTATTCTAGAAGGTTTATAGATTTCATGTCATTTAACCAAACTACCTATCCTGAATATACGAATAACAGTAACGATGACATTTACCCTTCGACTGATGCGACATTCAATGGCTGGGTATTATGAAGTATAAAGTAAAAGAAAAAAACATAAAAAAACTTAAAACAGTTTTTAAAGAAAATTGAAAATAACAAAACAAAAAAATTAAAGAATGGCAACTCTATTTAATACAAAAATATCTGCAACTTATCCGGGTTTACTAAAAACTATAGATAACGCTGCGCTTTCAGCTACTCTAAGAGAGTTAACCGATGGAGCTGGTAACCTCTCAGGCCTGTTTTTAAACACAGCAGGAGACTTTAAGGTTACTAATATACTAGAATGGGGTTCGCTAAAAGATACTGGCACAGGCGTTACTATAACACGTTTTGTAACCTCTACTGATGGTATAGAAAACTTTGATAACAATACCTCACTACCAACTACAGCAGCAGTTAAGCTATATGTAGATACTAAATTTGCTACATCAGACACTTTAGAAGAGGTTTTATCTTTTGGTAATACAACTGGAGCAAATAATATAGTTATACAAAAAAGCATACAGTTACCAACAACAACTACAAACAATGGAACGCCTACAGATGTCGGTGTAATATCATTTGGAGGAACTTTTAGTAATGGAAATAGAATTTTTAATGATTCTTCAGGTGGTAATTTAAGAATACAAGGAACTGATAATTTACAGTTATTTGCTCCAAATCATAAAATTTCAAATGTTAATGGTAGTTT